CCTTTAGACAAGTAGCGCAAGTATTGGAGAGCAATGACCACCTCAAAGGATTCGTTAAACAAATCAGGTACGCTAATGGAACTGAATCTATTGAGATGCTGGACGGAAGAAGGCTTGACGTTGTTGCAGCTACTAGAGACGGCTCTCGCGGAAGAACTGCGGATTTTCTCTTCATTGACGAGCTCCGAGAAATCAACGAGGAAGGCTTTCGAGCCGCTATCCCAACGACTAGAGCGCGCCCAAACTCTCAAACGCTGCTTACGTCAAATGCAGGAGACGCTTTCAGCGTAGTCCTTAATGGCATGAGAGAACGAGCCTTAGAGAACCCGCCTAAGTCTTTTGGCTTCTACGAATACTCTGCTCCCCAATATTGCAAGATTACAGATCGTGCAGGTTGGGCTCAAGCCAACCCAGCACTCGGATATACGATAAGTGAGGAAGCCCTTGAAGAAGCTGTTGCGACTAGCCCTATTGAAAATACTAGAACAGAGCTGCTATGCCAATGGATTGACTCATTGGCTAGTCCGTGGCCTCATGGGGTTCTTGAAGAGACGAGCGACTCAACACTCCAGATTCCTGTGGGCGGTTATACTGTTTTTGCATTCGATGTTAGTCCATCTCGTAGAAACGCGTCTTTGGTTGCTGGACAAATATTGTCGGATGGCAGGATTGGAGTCGGGATTCTCCAGACTTGGGAATCCCAAGTGTCGGTTGACGATCTTAAAATTGCAGTCGATATTAAGGCATGGGCGGATTCGTACAGACCTAGACAAATCTGCTACGACAAGTACACAGCCCAATCCATCGCAGACAAGCTCGCCAACGCAGGACAAATAACCCAAGACATTAGCGGAGCATCGTTCTATCAGGCCTGCGGTGACTTACTTGACGGATTGGTTAACCATCGAGTAGTGCATTCAGGTCAGGAGAACTGGTTGCAGCAAATGAACAACTGCGCAGCCAAGGTCAACGATTCGGCTTGGCGTATTGTTAAACGTAAATCGGCAGGAGATGTATCTGGAGCGATTGCAACTGCGATGGTGGTGCATATGCTTTACAAACCACAACAGGTAGCGGCTATATACACGGAATGACCTATATGTAGTGTATAATTGCACCCTATGGGTCTCTTTTCGCGTAAGCCACAAATTGTTGAAGCGCAGCTTGCGCCACAAGTCATGGGCGAAAATCTGCCCTCACTTTACAATGCCCTAACTCTTCGAGTCTCTCGCAAAGACGCAATGAGCGTTCCAGCCGTAGCCAGAGCCCGCAACCTAATCTGCGGAACTGTCGCAGGTATCCCGCTTGAGTATTACAACAAGCGCACAGGCGAAGTAATGGCAGCTCCACGTTGGATTAACCAACTAGCAAAGAACCAACCATCATTTATTACTATTTGCTGGATCGTAGATTCACTCTTGTTCTATGGCGTGTCTTATCTTCGCGTCACAGAGCGTTATGCAGAAGATGGTCGTCCTGCTGCTTTTGAATGGATTGCAAACTCACGCGTTACATTTACTACTGATCTTGAAGGCATCATGGTTACGCAGTATTACGTTGATGCTAACCCAATCGCCATGAACGATATCGTTACTATTCAGGGATTCGATGAAGGCGTATTAGAGCGCGCTGGTCGCACGATCCAGTCAGCGATTGACATTAACAAGGCTGCTGCTATTGCATCTGCTACTCCAATGTCTAGCGGTATCTTGAAGAACACAGGCGCAGACCTACCACCAGCAGAAGTATCTGGATTATTAGCTGCATGGAAGCGCAGCCGTCAGAATAACGCAACTGCGTACTTGACCAGCACTCTAGAGTTCCAATCTACACAGTTCTCACCAAAAGACATGATGTATAACGAGGCGATTCAGAACCTAGCAACTGAAATTGCTCGTGCTATGAACGTTCCTGCGTATTACTTGTCAGCAGATCAGAATACGACAATGACTTATGCAAACGTGCAAGATGAGCGCAAGCAGTTCTTCGCCCTAAGCATCGAGCCATACATTCAGGCTATTCAGACACGCCTTTCAATGGATGACATCTCAACTGCTGGGCACGAAGTTCGCTTTGCAGTCTATGACACATTCCTCAAGCAAGATCCAATGATTGAACTTGGAGTGATTGAGAAGATGCTATCTCTTGGGCTCATTACAACTGAACAGGCTATGGAAATGACAGATTTGACTCCAAACGGAAGCGAAGGTCTAAGTTAATGGAAACCCTATACATCGAAGCATCCTCTATTGAGTGCAGCGAAGAACGCCGCGAAATCAGCGGCAAGATTGTCCCAATGGGAACTGGCGAAATCGGCAACACCAATCTAGGCGGAGTTGTATTCGAGGCTGGTTCTATTGAAATTGACGATCCATCGAAGATTAAGTTGCTATCACAGCACGACATGAAGAAGCCAGTCGGACGCATGGTTACAGCCACAGTACGACCAGACGGCATTTATGCAACCTTCAAGTTAAGCCGTAGCCAAGCAGGTTCTGACGCGATGATCATGGCATCTGAAGGATTGGTTTCAGGGCTGTCAATCGGGGCGGAAATCATTGCATCAGCACCATCACGCGCTGGACACACAGTTGTCACAGCAGCGAAGTTAAAAGAAGTTTCTCTAGTTACAGAGCCAGCCTTTAAGTCTGCTCAAGTGCTAGAGATCGCAGCAGAGGAAGTAGTCCCTGCTGAAGAAACCAAACCAACAGAAAGCGAGCCAGTCGTGGAAGATACCACACAGGTAGAAGCTCCAGCAGTTGAAGCAGCGGCAGAAGAAGCGGCTCGCCCAACAGTTGCAGCATCACACTACGTCAAAGAGCGTACTGCGCCAATCACATCAGCACAGTATCTCGAAGCATCTATTAAGTCAGCACTCGGAGATGATGACGCACGTCGCGTTGTTCGCGCTGCTGATGACTCAACATCAACCAACACAGGTTTGACACTCCCACAGCACCTCAACCAGTTCATCACAGATACATTCTCTGGCCGTCCTGCGTTCGATGCAGTAACACGTCAAGCACTTACAGATTCAGGCATGAGCTTCACAGTTCCACGCCTTTACACAAACGCTGCATCACCAGATACAGCTCCAGCAGTTGCAGACGTTAACGAAGGCGCATCAGTCACCGATACAGGTATGACTTCTGCGTATGACACAGTAACAATCAACAAGTTCGCTGGTCTTAACCGCATCTCATGGGAACTCATTGACCGCTCATCTCCATCATTCATGGAACTTCTTATGGCAGAACTCCGTAAGGCATATGAGAAGGCAACCGATACAGCTCTTCTAACAGAGTTGATTTCTTCAGGAACAACAGCAACATCAGTTGCAGCAACAGCAGCAGGACTTCAGTCATTCATCTCTGTAGAAGGCGCAGCCGCATACAAGGGAACTGGCGGAGACTTCGCTAACAAGCTTGTTGTTAACACCGACCAATGGGCAGCCATCACAGGCTACGCAGACACAACAGGTCGCGCTCTTTACTCTGCTCAAGGTGCAACATACAACGCATCTGGAACAGCAGTTGCTTCTTCAGTCCGTGGCAACATTCTCGGAACTGACCTCATTGTAGATCACAACATCGCTGCATCTGGCGTTGTTGACAACTCTGCATTCCTCATCGCACCATCAAGCGTATATGTCTGGGAGTCACCAGTAACAAACCTACGCCTTCAGGTACTAACAACAGGCGAACTCGAAATCGCACTTTACGGATACATGGCAATCTACGTTGCCAAGTCTGGTAAGGGCGTACGTAAGTTCAACCTAACCTAAGCAACACCCTAAGTCGCTAGGGGGGCTGCCAGAGCCCTTGCAGTCCCCCTAGTCTTTAGAAAGGATAACAATGAGCATTACAACAGTTGCAGAGCTTCGTACCGCACTCGGTATTGGAACTCTTTATACTGATGCCGTTTTGCAGGAAGTCTGCGATGCGGCTGATAATGTCTTGCTGCCTTTTCTATGGACAAACACGACTCCAATCGTGGCTCATGCAAATACTGGAACAGTCGGTACTTTGTACTTCAATGATTACGTTAAAGAGACCTTTTATGTAGGACAGACAGTTAACGTAACTGGCGCAGGTGCGCACTACAACGGCAATAAGACAATCACAGCTGTAGGCGATTACAGCATTACAGTTACTACGGATCATCTAACAGATTCGCCACGTCACCCAATCAACCCTTATGGACAAGTAGCGGCAGAGACCTACACCGATTACACAACTATTCCTGCTATTCAAGAGGCTAGCCTTATGCTAAGCGTTGCTATCTGGCAAGCCCGCCAAGCACCAACAGGACAAGGCGTATCTATTGACGGATATGCACCTAGCCCTTACACCATGTCAAATCAGCTCATGGCACGTATTCGCGGGCTCATCGCTCCGTACATCTCGCCTTCTTCTATGGTGGGCTGATGCCAGCAATTACAACCCTACGCACCAGCATTGCTTCGGCTCTTACAGATAACAGCAAATGGAGCGTGTTCTCATTTCCGCCAGCAACGCCTATTGCTAACAGCGTTATCGTCAGCCCTGCTGATCCATACATCACGCCTAATAACAACGACTACACAGCCATTGCGCCACTAGCAAACTTTACAATTACTATCCTTGTGCCATTGCTAGACAATCAAGGCAACCTTGCAGGTATCGAGGACGATGTAGTACGTGTCTTTCAGCTTCTTGAAGCATCTAACATTGTGTTCAACGTAGGCAGCGTATCCAGCCCTAAGGTGCTGAACCTGCCAACTGGAGACTTGCTTACCTGCGATATTGCAGTAAGCACCCTAACGGAATGGAGCTAGTCATGAGCGACTGGGAAAAGGAGCGAGACGCTTTTCTTGCGAAAATCGGACAAGCTCCAGAAGTAAAAGCAGCACCAAAACCAACTACCAAGAAAGATGAGGAATAACTGAAATGGCAGTATTTCTAAACAATGGCGTAGTTTTGACAGTCAATTCAGTTGACCTATCTGACCACGTAACAAGCATTACAATTAACCGCACATTCGATGAACTCGAAGTGACAGCAATGGGCGATTCAGGACACAAGTTCGTTAAGGGTCTTGAGGCTTCATCTATCACAATCGACTTCCTCAATGACACAGCAACAGGCGAAGTCTTGCAGACACTTCAGGCTGCATACGGCACAAACGTAACAGTTACAGTTAAGCAG